GGCAGATACATATCCTTCTGATAGAATTGCTTCCTGATTCAACGCTTTTGCCGTACCTGTATTCGCATAACCCTGGTTCTTTTTGAACAAGGTTGTGAGAATATCGCTATCTGATGCCATTTTACAAAAGGCAAATATTTTATTCACTACGACGCCAGACCAGCAGTCACTCTAGATATTCCAATTGACGACGAATCCGAAATGCCGGCCATGACATACATAGTAATAGTAGTTCCGTTACGCTGGAGCGGTGGAACTTGGACAAAGAAGTTTATACCCCCACCTAAAGCCGCTTGTCCAGGATTGCGATCTGCTCCTCCTAACACACTGCTGTAAGACGTATCGGTTGCCAGGCTTTGGAAAGATCCGATGTTAATATCGGATGTAGCATCGATCCATCGGGTAGATGTAGCACCCTGCGATGCCTTATACCAGAGTTCAATATTTCTGCCACCTGTATCTCCCACAAGTTTGATACTGCTGCTCGCCTTCGTCGTCGTAAGGACACTGAATCCGGATCCCTGAAGACTGATTGTAAGCGTTGGGATCGTTGTCGTGCCACTACCTGAATTAATATCAAATCTGAACACAGCATATCTGTAATTTGAAGCATTTGGATTGAAGCGAGTGATGGCAGATGGTGATGTGCTGTAATTTACCGCAGTGGTGCCGCCGCTTGCTGCAATAGCGCCGTAATCTATAAATGCAGCGCTTGTTCCCTTGGAAACGTATTTTCCTTGGTATAGCATCAATTCTCCGTTTGCTAGCGCGACCGAATCATCAAACGCGCTTAAAGGATTCGTTGTAAAACCAGCAGGAACTGCATAACGTGTGTGCGCTGCAGCTGTTGCAATAGAGGCAGGATCCACAAGGATCGGGAAGGATGTGAAATAAGACGCCACAGAAGTGTTTTTGTCAGAATCTGCCGTTGTATTCTTTAGTTGTAAACTCACATTACCCGATTTATTCTGATAGTAATCAGTGCTGTCAAAATTAAACGAAACGGGCGTTGGCGTATTAAAAAGCATAATCATCGTCATAGTAGTATCATCATGAATGCCCGATGACTTATCGAGAACAACAGCGGATTTTGAACCGAACTTTGTGAAAAGTGTACTTAGTCCTAATGTAAAGTATTCGGACACGTTTGAACATTCAACATCGCTAATTGCATACTCTACGCTGGTTCCATAGACTTTCAATCCACACAGATTGGTTGGGGAACCTCCCAATTTACCGTCTTTGCTAGTAATACTCGGGTTTTTAGTAGCATCAACCTTGTCTGTATAGAATTTGATCTCCTTTGAATACGTCGTGTTATCGGCTAAAGTCTGTTTCAGTGTGAGCGTGTGTAGATCTTTAGAGGACCCATAATTCACTAATCCAATCTTGAATGTTTCCTTGACAAAGTAGCCTTGATCAATAGCGGCCGTACCTGCATCGCTCCGCGTCACAGGCGTGATGATCGTATTGTCTCGCGGCGAAGCCGATTCTGTTTGTGATACAGGGAATCCAATTGTAGAAAATGTTGCTTGATTCACTCCATTGTCAAAATACAAGCCACCAACTTCACCGGTCGATCCACGATTGTTAAAACAATGAAGACCAATGGGTCCAAAGGTCGCACTATAAAGCGCATTGGCTGTAGTATTTGCCGAAGCATTCAAGACAGGATAATCCAAGCTCGTGTTTGGATTGTTAACCTTGTACAGCAAGTTTGAAGCTGCATAAACAGATGTGAAATCGATCGAAGTCACAGAATTCAGATAGGCCGGTCGGAAGATCGTTCCCGCCGTTGTGATCGCATTACTACTCATAGCGCTTGGAGTAGCTGTAATAACGTTTGTAGCCGTTATCTGTACTTCATACGCTGTATCAGGATGTAAATTGCCGGCAGTAATCGGGTTGGTTGTAGTCGGATTTGGATCGATTTGAACCCAATTGGTGCTGTCCGATAATCCTCCATATCGAACAGCATTATTAAGCGCCTTGTATTTGATAGCATAGAAGGATAAATCGGGCATAGCGACATCACCTGGTGATAATGAGGTATCATTCGTTGTCGGTGCATTTGGTGTGATTCTAAAATTGCTGCTTGTTGCACCACCCAAGGTTAGCCCAGGTACACCAGGCGGCGAAGCAGTAGGAAATGTAAGATTGTTCAACGTCGCAATGGGACCTGCGCCCTTATTGTTTTCCAACCAGATCTCGGCTTTCAGTGGTTCTGCAAATCCTTGAATATCATTGGAAAGATTCACCAACAGCGTATTGACATTCGATCCGTTAATGGTTCTTGCAAGGCTTCCAGTTGTACCAAACTTTCGCAAAGCGACCGCCGTCAAAGCATCCAAGGATCCAACGCCAGCAGGGACTTCATTCATAGCAGTGCGTGTCAGCGTCGCTGTTTTTGCCTGTGGAGACGAACTATCTGTAAGTCGCACTTTGAGTTTGGACATCACGGGCATCCAGGAATTTATGCCGAAACTGATCGTTTCGGGATTCTTCCACTGAACGTTCAACTCGGCGCCCTTGATAGTTGAACCAGTTATTTCAACGGCATCTGGTTTACGCGGCACCAAGTATGTTTGCATCCAATAAAGGACCCCATCAATATTCACGGCATTCTCTGCCGTTGCAGTCGTTCCGTTCGTTTCAAACGCAAGGGCTTGAATAGTCCTTCCTGAAATCAGTCCATCCGTAAACAAATCGTTCGCAACAACTTTCTCGGCATAAATGGTTCCTACGCGAATCGTTGAAAACTCACCATGAAGGGATCCTAGAGTTGAAAAGTTACCATGATCGGATCGAAGAATAGTTGAAGCGTTTGACGTATCCAATGAATTTACTTGAAAAAATGGATATGTATTGACGACATTTGTTCGTGGTGAATAAAGATACTGAAGCCCCGCAGTATTATTATTTGAATCATAATTCTTCATTTCCATACCATAGAGTTTTCCCGTTTGCGGCTTCGTTCCAAACACAATAGAATTCGAGCGACCAGTGAAATACGAGTTTGTCTGCGATGTTCCAATCTGAATCTGGTGCTTTAACGGATCGTTGGAACGGATTGTCTCGATCGCTGCATTCCTGATTTGAATATTCGAGGTTGTCCCTTGTCCTGCCATTCTATTAAAGGAATGGAAAAGAAAAGAATTTAAAGAAGGATGTTTGTCTATCTGCTTGCCTCTGCCGCCTCTGCCGCCTCTGCCTCCTCTGCCTCCTCTGCCTCTGCAGTGCGCACATACATTGGTGCTACGAAAGATGTCCAACACAGGCTACGACAGCACAATCGCGAGTTGTCTGGAGGCGCAAAATGTACGGCGGGTCGCCAGTGGACGCTCCTGTGCTTTACCAGTGGATTCCCTGATTGGCGCGCGACACTTCAATTCGAATGGGCGTGGAAGTACATGACTAAAAAGCAGGGGAAGAAAGGCATCGCGGGACGCATCGCAGGCCTTCATGCACTTCTTCAGAAGGAGAAGCCGACAAGTAACGCGCTACCCTACAAAAACTGGTCTGACAATTTTACCCTTCATGTCCCGTCGGAAACCCATGGCCAGTTGGAAAAAATTGAAGGATGGTATGCCCTTACTTCCGGAAGTCGTTCTGATCACAGACTTACTTCCAGCCCTACCAGCCTTTCTTACATCCTTCTTACAAGCATGTCTTCTTCCTCTTCTTCCTCTTCCTCTTCCTCCGTCTCCAACGATGTCATCATGTCTCTCGTGACACAGATGGCAGAGACCAACAAGCTCCTCACGCGCCTCCTTATCGCGCAGGGTGCTGCTGCTGGTCTTGATCTCAGCGATCTGAAGCCCGATGGTAAGGGCAAGGGCAAGGGCAAGGGCAAGGGCACAGCAAAGGCGCCTCGTGCCAAGGTTGTCGCACCTTCTCCACTCGCCGGCGTGATTCGCTTCGGCTCCAAGAAGGAGGGCGACTACACTCAGTTCAGCCACATGTTTGAGGCACCGGTGAACCTGGACGGCAAGGAGTACCCCAGTGTCGCCCACTACATCAACAGCGTCAAGTACCTGGATCCTGCCAAGGCCGGCGTTGCTGATGATGCCGGCAATCTGAAGGCCGAGGCGATTCGCACTGAGAAGAACGTCGGCAAGGTGCGCGTCATGGGGCTTGGCAAGGAGTATACGCGTCCTGATTGGGAGAGTGTGCGCCTTGACCTCTTCAAGAAGGCGCTTTCAGCCAAGTTCAGCTCCCACACGGCTCTCAAGGACAAGCTCCTTGGCACCAGAGATGCTCTGCTGGAGGATGCCAGCCAGGACGATTTCTGGGGTATCGGCAAGGACGGCAAGGGCGCCAATCACGGCGGCAAGATGCTGATGCAGGTGCGCGTGGATCTGGGCGGCAAGAAGCCTACTGCTGCTTCTGCTTCTTCTGCTTCTCCTGCCCCTACCTGTGCCGGTGCTGCCTCTACGACTGCCCCTACTAAGCCTAAGCCCGCGGCTCGCGCTCGTGTTGTTCCCAACCCACCCAAGATGACCCAGTCCACACAGGCTGTAGACTCTGAATCCGAGGAGGAGGAGAGCGACGACTAAGCGCTAACCTGACTACTTCGTAAAACAAAACCCATAAAAACTCATAAAACAAAAACAAAATAAAAATTTTTCAATGATCTCATAAAAAAATTGAATGCTTGTTTATACCTGTTGGAAGATGTGTGTACAACTCACATCTTCCAATCAAAATGGCAACCTTCGTTTACTCAATGCTTCAGTCTTTTGCCTTCAAGGCTCCTCTTTCTCTACGAATCTCTGTACCTCCTACAGCCTTCACGACAACGTCATCCTGCTCAACGCAGCAGCAACAACAACAGCAGCAGCAACAGCAGTCAGTCGCGCCATTACGTATTATCGTGATGACGTCAACTATCAAAGAGCATATTGGTGCTTCTGCTCCTTATATCTTGAACACGTTCTATAAGGGAGAAGAGCCCTAAATAGAATTAACCGATCCGACGGGGTGCCTTGGTCGGGTCGTGTCCCCGCGCCCAATCTCCCGGTCTAAAGACGTACCGCGTTACTAAATTAAGATGAACGCGACGGCTCTCCACGAGACAAACGGCAAGGTTTTTGTCGTCTGCCCCCACTGCACTTCTATTCACGGACACGATGGATCCACAACACCACGCCTCATTGAAATCCCTGCGCTTTGTGACGACGCGAAGCGATACACCATCGGCATTACTATGAAGCCCAAGAACTTCATCGCAGCGATTCACCTCTATGAATATGAATTGGAGCGCAAGCGGAAGCAATATCGTCGCAAGAAGGCCACGACAGCGTCAGAAGATGTCTAATTCCTCTAAAAATCAGAGTGCATGAAGAACCGGTCGTGGAGTCGGTTTTTCCCACAGGTGAAGTTGGCCTGCATTGTAAATCACCTGTGCTGCAAAGTACTGCCCATTCCAGTAATTCAGTGCTGCTGTAAGAATCGCCCCGCACCAAAACGGACTCCACTGCGCCATGCCACTCATAGACAAAAATGCCAGCGTTAGTGCAGCATGACTTGCACAACCAGGCGACCGAATCCATGTCGAAAGCCATGCATTCGCCTTTTTTTCTGTTTCGCGTGCCATCAAGCCATTCCGCACTAGAAACAGCATGCCATAATCAAGCCCGCCAGGTAGACCTGTTGTGAAGAACAGGCTGTAGCCAAGAAGCGCGCCAGACGGCAGCAAGCCTCCAATCGGCAGTGCTATGCCCACCATCAGCACGTGATGAAGCCAGTCGTCAAAGCGAAACTTGCGCCAGTAATATACTATATGATAAATGTGGAGCGCAAACACAAGTTCGAGTGCAGGATAATTCGGATCGATTGAACCTGCCTTGGAAAAGTCAGTCAATGCAAGCGCAACATCTGGCCATGTATAGTAAACGATCGCTCCATTGTGAATGCAGTGAAGAAGATAATATACACCTTCAAACCCAAATTTCGTGAAAATGCTGTCCATCCCACAAAAAAGAGTGGTTAACCCTGCAATGTTCAACATAGACCATAGAAGAAACTCCATAACTTACCCTAAAAGCAGAGTTGATCGTTTAGACCTAGCTGCCCAGTCCTTTTTTGTGTCGATACTAGCCCATTTACTTGAGTCGCCGCACGATCATATGCATGTACCCAATCGTCTGTAGTTGATGCTCCAGCACTTCTACACGTCCTTCGGCAGCCGCTTGCTTAATCCAATCGCTAATGAAGTCAACTTGCGTATCATCAATAACAACAATGCCGCCCACTTTTGCCAGTTGCATACCACATTCTACGTCGCTAATGAAACAAGGATACGTATGTCCGCCATCCACGTGAACAAGATCATAGGTTCCTTTTTCATCAGGATTTAGTGCAATATGCCGTGGGATCGTGATGCGACTATCCCCCTTCTCAAGGCGAAGCGTTGCATGAGGGAAATGACGCTGCAGATAGGCAAAAGCATGCTCTGCATACACGTGCTCGCAAAGGTCAAAGTACGTAAATTGTGCTGTAGGAGATGCAGCAAGTTGGAAAAGAATAGCAGAATGGCCAGCATTCAGACCAATTTCACAGACTTTTTTGGTACCACGTGCATAATACAAGAGGTTCGCACGCTTAATGACAAGCTGTGGGAATTCCGTCGTTGTCTGGTGATAATAGAAGCAATTCCCCTCAGGATCCTGAACTCCAACATCGTCCAGTATCATCTTCAGCGCTTCATAATGAATCGCGATCATCATTTCTTGGGATTCGTAGAACGAAGTAATGTCCATTTTACGAATGTAAGTATACGATGAGTTTAGATCAGGACTGCACAGGCATTTACTTGCGCTCGGCGCGGCGAGTGTTTTTGCGAGTGTTTTTACGGGCGGCGAAACGACCGAGCGCGTTGCGCTTGCGAGTGGCGGCGGCCTTCTTGGCAAAACGACCCTTGGCATTACGAGAATACTTCATTTTATATCTAGGGTCAAGAAAAAAATGAATTCTTGAAAAACGTTGGATATTAAACGCACCATGCGCGTTCATATTACCAATTATGTGAAAAACAAGTACATTCTTGTAGGAGATTTTGGCACATTACCGGGTTCTGAACTTCTAACAGCGAAAAAATGGCTTCATGGCGATGTGCTCGATGAGGAAGGAAAAGTCGGTGTGCGAAATGTCAAGTTCCTTGTCGGGATAGTTGATTTCCTGAACAAGACGAATCAGGGGTTAACATCTCGGGGCGTTCCTCTTTGCCTCTTTTACCCGCTGGATGAACGCTATCCGCCCTTTCTCGTGAGTAGCAAAACACGCCCGCCCAACAATGTTCTTGCTGTTGTCTCGTTTGAGCATTGGAATGACAAGTGGCCGCGGGGCGGCATTCAAAAAATTCTGGGAAATGTCGGGGACAAGGACGTGGAGCGTACTGGGCTGCTTCTAACAGCAACGGCGGCAACGGCGGCAATTACTGATTCTGATCTTCCAACAGATCCATATATTGATTCCCGCTACATTCGTGAAGAATGGGACGTCGTGTTAAACATTGATCCTGCCGGATGCGAAGACGTGGACGATATTCTTGCTTGGCGCGGCGACCGCTTTGCCATCGGGATCGCAGATGTGGCCGCGTGGATACCAGAAGGATCGCCGCTCGATGAAGTAGCCGCGGCACGCGGTACAAGTATCTACGAAGACGGCATCCCCGTTCTTCCAATGCTGCCACCCCTTCTCAGCACCCATCGTGCTTCCTTACGATGCGACAATATAGAACGACCTGTCCTTGCTCTTGTGTATACTCTCAAAGAGAATGAGATCGTGGGCTATCAGTTTGAACTTCATATGCTCAAAGTCACTCATTCGTATTCCTACGAATCGGTGAAAGCACACACCTCAATCTGCGACACGATATGCCGTTCTTTGCGCGCCATTACAAAAATGAATCCAACCGAGGATTCGCACAAATGGATTGAACTTGCTATGTTGGATTACAATGCTCGTGCAGCAACCCTTCTGAAAGAACGAGATGTTGGGCTCTTGCGTCGGCACTCCAATGCGAAACAAAGCCGCAATATATATGAGGATCTTGCTGTTCGAACAGGATGTGATGCGCTGCGAATGTTGGGGTCAAGTGCAGGTGAATACGTAGACGGCAAGTGTTCTGAAAGCGTCGCCCATGAAGGACTTGGACTCCGTGTGTATTGTCACGCCTCTTCGCCACTTCGTCGGTACGCGGATCTTGTGAACCAACGCTGGCTAAAGGCACTTCTCTTCGGATACCCTTTGCCTACTACTGCTACTGCTACACATAAGCTTCCTCTCCCTCTCCAACTGAATGATCGTAGCAAGACGGCGCGGCGCATGGAACGCGATCTCTGGTTTCTAAAACATCTTCACACAGATTCCATAACAGAAGCGCAGGGCTATTGTTTGGAAGGCAGCCCATCTGGAGGAACAGAAGTATGGCGTGTCTATGTACCTGCATGGCGTCGCATCATACGGGGAACTGCGAATGCCTGTACGCTAGTCGTCGGTATGCGCGTAAATCTACGTGTCTTTTGCGACCTGCGGCGGTGTACTTGGAAAGATCGTCTTGTGTGCGCTTTGACACCCATCCCATTGCCAGCAACACATGTTAAAGATTGGTAATTCATGATAATAAGCCGCAAGATGATTGAAGATTCAAAACAAGATTTCGTTCGATTTCAGATGCACTCACGGGTGTATATGGAAAAATAATAGTACTAAAAAACATATATTCATAAAGTCCTAACATGGTAACTAGTCCAATATTTTCCAACACCAATTCCTTCCAAAATATCTTGAGTTTCCGTAACGTCGCGTACAAGACAAGGGCTCCAAAAAGACCACTCACACTTCCAACATAAATCCACGATTTTACAAAAAGAAGATTATTTGTTGTGAATCGCTTATTAAACGCGTCATTTCCGTCTTGAATGACTTGTGACGCGTTTACAAACAGAAACAACAAGTCATTTGTGATGTTTTTTTCAAGGGATGTATAATTTGAACACGATGATATAAAATTGTCTGTTAGATCGCTAATAGTAGTTTTGATTCCATTGTCTTCTAGCGTGCTTACATATAAAAAGAAAAACACGGATTCAAAAATACTGATGAGTGTAATATGAAACAGAAATCGCAAAAAAGTATTGACCAAAAAGGGCTCATAAGCAGAGTGTTCCTTTGTGGATGAAGATGAAAGTGTTGTTTGTGGTGGTGTTGTTTGTGATTGGGGCGATTCCTGTGTTACCAACAGATTGATTGATGTACCTGATGTGACGTTGCGCAGTGCCCGCTCCACGTTTTCAGGATCCCATGCGAAACTTTCGGAAAGCGACGGAGGTCTGCGCAGTCTATATTGATGTGATACGATGCTATTCAAACTTCCTGTTAAATCCGGCAAAGGTTTCATTTCACAATAGGCAGAGTCCATTTCTGCACGCCTATTGTGGAACGTGGATTTATCGTTTAGCCCGCAGCGCTGATGGGGGACACACGAACCCGCATGAAGACAATCTAAACACGTAACAATGATTTACAGAAAGATGTCTCTTCGTGATTTACAAACTGCTGTAAACGGCATTCATTATCTTGTAGAACAATCGTTTAGTCTGGATGATCTGGATGCTCTTTCAAAACGCCTAATCAATATTGATTCAATTCTTCTTCGTATAGATTCACCTAGAGCCAATACGTTGCGAGCAGATATTGCATGTATTTTGGATGAGTGTATTGTAAAGATGGAAACGGAGACGGAGACGAAGACGGACATGAATTCTTCTGAAAATGTCTATGTCGACGATGCGAATGAAATGTATATCTACGTATCCGGAATGTTGCTTTTTCTTTGTATCATAGTGCTTTACATTCAAGTATGGAACGCGACACTTCGTATGCTTCGTCCAAGACAAATTTGAACGCCTTGAAATCTACCTCTCCAACAGCATCCTTGTCCTTGCCCTATATTATCATCTTCAATGCCCCTTGTTTGCGAAGCACTTTCCCACGAGGCACTGAGTGCGCTGAATCGACGCATTCAACGTCTATCCGTCGATCACCCACTCCATAAAGAATGTATGGATGGTAATGTTCGCGTCTTTGTTCAAAACGACTTCCTAGTGTTCCATTCTGCATCAGGGTTCTTCTTTGAGCGCATGGCGTTTGTAGGCGCCGATCTAGAGACGGAAATCGCGCGTGCAATCAAAACGCCACGTGACTACCATTGCTCTGCTTTCGAAGTAGATGCTGATATTCCGAACATCGTCCAGATGCTGCGTGATCGGTTTGTGGAGCAGCACGGGAAGAAACTTGCTTCCCAGATTGAAGATTGTGTTATTTCCTTTAATGGCAAGCGTCTGATGCTTGTAAAATTCCCAGCCTCCGTTCTACGTCACATGATGGCACCAACAGGTGGTGTACTGAAAACAGGGTTCCGTGGTACGATTGAATCCCTTGTCAAGATTCCAACGCTGGTGCGTCTTGGTGCAGTTGATCCCGCCTATCTGGAAGACGGCATCCTAAATCACATGGTTGCTACAGAATACAAGGATGGCTATTATCCTCTTGTCCAGCGAATCCATTGGGATATTGTGCGTGAAGTAATCGCACGGCCTCATTCGGGCATCGCTCTCTTTCCTATTGCCTGCTGGGATGCATAGACCAGCAGGATATAAAGTTTGTTTGAACATACGATGATCAAACAAACAAATCTAGAAATTTTTGAATGCCCCTTTGCAGAATTGAACCGCAGACCTTTTGTTTACAAGACAAACGCTCTACCACTGAGCTAAAAGGGCTTTTAGAGGAGCTCTTCGCTCCAAATTAGATAACACAAGGCTTCTTTAGATAGTGCGCCGATTTGAAATGCGCCGATTGGTCTAATCCATAAAAACTAAATTAGCTAAGCCGTTTTGGAATCGGATCCAATTTGTCCCCACCAAAAATACATGAACGCTCCATTCTGCATCACTTGTCCCACCAGGAGGCGCGACTGTCAGCAATAAACGCATATCCACACGACTCGCATTCACAGATCCTGATGGATTGAAATCAGCAGGTTTTTCAGCAAAATTATATCCATAAATGTAATTGCCAGATGCACGAATTCCACCAGGCAACAAAATATTGCTGGCAACGCGCCACCACTTTTCTTCTTCATCTGCCCAAACCGCTGTTCCCACCTGAAGTTGAGCATGGACAAGCAAAGGACGCACTGGATTCCAAACAGGATCTGCCTCGGATGTCAGGGTCGCTGAATAGTTGTTGTATTCGCGGTACTGCTCCACGGCCGCTTTGCGGCGCAAGAAAAACACAAGTTGTTTAATCGGTCCGTTACCAGTGGTCAGAGGCAATTGAATTCGCAGCGTTCCTTCTGATGACGTATTTACCACATATTTCAGCGGTTCCGAAAAATCACTTTCCACAACGGGCGACATGAGGATTTCGTTAGGCGCCTTAATGTAAGCCTCGCGAAGCTCGCCATCAATATGGCTTACACCACACACAATATCAGCCTGTTCGAATCCAGGAATCGCATTGTCATTGTAAATGCGCGTTTGTTTGTTGAACGGAAATGTATAATCACGAATCACATAACTACTACCGATAGGTGTCTCGTCGCACGAAGTCAAGGACGCGCTCACTTTGCGTACCACTTCCTTAAAAGGACGGAGCGTAATATGAAACCGAATCGTATCGGGGCCTGAGCAACTGAGAAGAGGAAAGGCCGTATTGACAAACCGACTAAACCAAAATGGCAAATAGCAATATATGTAGCCGTCATCGCTGACTTGGAAATTCTGGATAGTTGGCGGTCCTGCATAAGATCCGTACAAAGCATCGTCGTAAGCAGAAGCCGTAGAGGCCGTGTGTGCCCCTTTGTTCCATACATTGATCCAGTCACCGCTGAATTCTTCAATGATCACACCATCTACTTCCATTTGTGCTTTCGCGATTGCCGCTGTTCCAAGACTATTGGCCCAAATCCAGAATTGCGACGGATCCGTTGGCACCCAATCAAGTGCATTCGGTCCAATATGATTTTGTGCCGTTTGCGACATCCACGACATGGGTTTTAATCGAAGTGCGATCCAATTCAAAAAATCACCTTGCCACGGCCACGGCACGCTAAACGTAATGCGTTGTCCCCATTGCGGCGAACCAGCGAAATTCCACACAACGCTTTCTTGGACAAAGTTGTGGTAAGGCTTTTCAGAAGACTGAAAAGCAGTGTTTGTACCGCCTTGTGGATATACAAATTCATCAAAATCTGTGCGATCAACAAGACTCACAATCTTTTTGATCTCACCGATTGGACCCTTTGCCGGTTTTTGCATCTCTTACAGGATCCTTGGATTTTTGCTGTTTATGTGATGCCGCAGGAGGGGGGGTGCAGTTAGTTTGTCCATTGCGTCGGCCCGCCACTTGTCTGACACTTTGTACAAATGTACTGGAATTTCATGTTTACAGGGTCCGTCTTGATGTAAATCACGTCGCGAAGGGTCGGATCCATGTTGGAAGGACAACCTCCATTGGGACACTTGATCGTGTTTACATGGGGTAGTGTCGGATCCACAAGAGTATAGGCATTCAATGTAATGCCGGAAGCCGCTCCACTAGCACTACTGCCTGAACGGAAATTCGTTTCCAGGAGCAGCGCCTCTTCCTTTGACTTGGGATCAAGGACTTCTGCATACCCGCAATTGCGGCAAAGACGGGACACAGGTGCACCTTCCTGTGCACTCAAATACAGATAATATTCACACTTGGGACAAAACTTCAGCGGCATTTCCTTCTCTTCTAGGGGATGCGAAAGGTTTAAGTGTTTTTCTTGTGCTCAAATTTTCTGAGCCAAAAATTGAGATCAAATTGAAGTTTCATTCAAAAAATCATTTATCGCATTTAACTATGACCGAAGGATTTGTTGAAGTACGTGGCGGGAAATTTTGGTTGAAAGATGCGCCGTTGCCTACAACGGGCTTGGCACTTGTAGCAGGCGATAAGATTCGGATTGATGCCGGCGTGGTCACTCTTTTGGAACGCAAACCTTTCTGGACGCTTGGTATCGTTGCCGGATTTGGTGGCGGTCAAGTGTTTCTCGATTATCCCTTGCTGTCACCGCCCTGTCGGGTAGGCATGTGCATTTCACAACGCGTCTCTCTAGGGCAACGCGTGATCGTTCTTTGGGACGCGGATGGTACACTCTGTTCAACTCGCATTTATAGCGATGAAGCAAAGCACGATGTTGCTGTTTTGCTTGATTTGTATAAATCATCGGCGCTAACACACGTGCCTGTTTCTTGTTCCATAACCACACCGCATTATACCCGTCCTCTTACAGATCTAACTCACCTTCACACCTTCACAACAGATCCTGAATCTTCTGTGGATTTGGATGATGCGATTTCTCTTGATCCAGTGGCTAGGAAACTCTATGTTCACATCGTGGACATTCATTCACAGATTCCTGTTGGATCGGCAGAAGACGCCACGCTTCAAACAGGAGTTTCTACTCTGTATCTAGCCAATGAACATACGGAACATCTTTTGTCTGAACATGCACTTCGCACACTCAGTCTGGACAAAGGAGTTGTTCGGAAAGCCATTAGTGTCGAAATGGTGCTGAGTCCCGAAGGTGATATTGAGTCCTATGAAATTTATCCTTCGCGGATTTGTGTGAAGGAACGGCTTTGCTACAGGGATTTGGCTTCACTGGCCACCTGTGCTCCTTACAACTGGCTATGGGATCTAGCAGAAAGTCGCAAATCCATGGTCACCCTTTCCATTCCTGGATTTGTGCTGAACTGCGATTCTATTGGCGAATTGTCGTCGTTTCGCACAGAGTCATCGAATGATGGCGCACATCGTTCTGTCGCCTTTGCTATGATCGCAGCCAACTTTGCTGTAAGTGCACATTTGTCAGCACGCGGTGTAGTGATTCCCAACCGATTTCATCAAAAACTAGTCGGCGCGACTGCAGCCGATATTCGGCATATCACCGGTAATGAAGTGGTGGATTCCTTCATGACGTTGAAGCGCTGGCGGCCTGCGAAATACGATCTTCATGAAAAAGGACATTTTGGGCTCGGTCTCACAGATTATGTTCACTTCACGAGTCCTATGCGCCGCTATGCAGACGTTCTTGTCCATCGAATTTTGGCGGGCGTTATATATCCTGATGACTGGCTCCACGACGTAATTGAAGGAGTCAATACGCGCAGTCTATTTGTGAAACAACTTCATAAATATTATGCGAGTCTGAAAATCTCACGACATTTGATGAAAAATCCAAGCGCTCTGTCAGACGTTTGTATTACGGGTATCAGTCCTGCAGGTGTTCTTTGGTACAATCCAGTGTATCTTGTCAATGGATTCTGCCATGTTTCCAAAATTGGTGTTGGAATTCGTTGGTCTTTTCGGGACGACCTAGTCGCGCTAGAAGGAAACGGACATCGTCTTGAAGTAGGACATTTGCTCAAGGTTGAAAAAATGTCTTATAATGTGGGAAAAGATGAATATGAAGTCCGTCTTAGTCTTTAGTTTCCATCCCAATGAGTTGTGAATGTAATGTATTTGTATCCCGTCGTACTATTCGTAGAAGGATACTGGATAGTTAACGGACTATAGAAAACAAACGTCGTAAAGTAATTGAGTGTTGCATCACCGCCTGCAAACGAATCCGAAACAGGGGGCTGATCATTGACACCAAATACATTTTCAAATTCAAGGGCAGATACATCGTTGGGTTGCGCGATCTGGACTTTGCCTGTTGTTGCAGCAACATACACATTCAAAGGTCCCGCGAATCCGCTGATATCCGTCGCATTGATAAAATTACGCAGATACGTCGCAAAGTTTGTTCCAATCTGATTCGCAAGTCGGTATCCACCCATGGATTTCGCCTGGTAGTAGCTATCGTCAAGAGAAGAGGTAATAGGAGTTCCTAAATCAACAAACGTCTGAATAGACGCATTATTGATATCAATGTCAATAATGCCATTCTGAACAGTGAAGGGGATCGGGATGTCTTCTCCTAAATCGGAGTTGGGATAACAAGGTGTGCTGACGTTAGCATACTTGCTCACAAGTCCCATATTTTGACCTTTAACGCGGGTGACAGAAGACATTTTCTAGTGTTGGTTTCTTTTTTTTTGGAAACACCGGAATATTCAAAAAAGTTAGAATTTGATAATGGAATAAATTTACCCCTCCCATACTCCTTCTTAAGAAGAACACATCAGGCACTCTGCAGGTTCTGTTGCTGCTACTGCTACCGGGGCAGAAGCAGCCCCTGCAGAAGCACTAGCAGAAGTAGAAGCAGTAATCGTCTTTACGGGTTCCAGTGTGAATTTTTGTGCACTTGCGACAGCCTTTGTACGCAGATAATAAATGCCCGTCTTGAGTCCCTTACGCCACGTGTAGAAATGCATGGACGTCAGTTTGCGGTAATCGGGATCGGCAAGAAATAGATTCAGGCTCTGGCTCTGGCAAATATACGGACCGCGATCAGCAGCCATATCAATCAGCGTTTTTTGCTTGACTTCCCACACAGTCTTGAAGATGCGCTGAATATGCTCGGGAACGCCAGGCAGGCCTTGGACGCTGCCATTATTTGCAATGATCGCATCCTTCATTTCATTTGACCAGAGACCGGCGTCAAGAAGGACTTTGACCAGGTGTTTGTTGACGACGATAAACTCGCCCGCCAGGGTGCGACGGGTAAAGATATGGGTCGCATAGGGCTCAATACATTCGCAGTTGCCCAAGATCTGGCTCGTAGAGGCGGTGGGCATCGGCGCGACCAGCAGCGAATTGCGTAGACCAATCCGACGGACATCATTGGCAAGGGCATCCCAGTCAAGACCTTCATCTTGAAGAGGCGCAACATTCCAAAGATCAAATTGGAACTTGCCTTCCCATGCCGGACTCCCCACAAATGTCTCGTAGCGTCCGTGCTTTGCTGCCAGATCCACACTGCTCTGAACCGCTGCATAATACATGTGTGCAAAGATACGCTTGTTCAACACGGCAGCCTCCTCGGATTCCCACGATAGACCCAGCATCGCAAACACATCTGCAAGACCCTGGACGCCAAGACCAACAGGACGATGGCGTTTATTTGACCGCTCCGTTTCCGGGATCGGATAGTAATTAATATCAATCACACGATCCAGATTCTTGATCACAATATGGGTGACTTCACGCAGCTGTTTGAAATCAAATGCGCCATCACGCACAAAGGCAGGCAGGGACAGCGAGGCCAGATTACAAACAGCGGTTTCTTCAGGACTGCTGTATTCCATAATTTCGGTACAAAGGTTGGACGATTTGATGATTCCCAGATTCTTCTGATTGGATTTCTTATTCGCGGCATCCTTGTACAGAATGTAAGGCGTACCCGTCTCAATCTGCGAATCAAGGATCTGGAACCAGAGTTTCTGCGCCTTGATCGTCTTGCGGCCGCGCCCTTCGCGTTCATAGCGTTCATACAGGTCCTTGAAGTCGTCGCCGACAACATCGGCAAGACCAGGCGCTTCGCTAGGACAGAACAGAGTCCAATCGCCGTTTGAATCTACGCGCTCCATAAACAGATCTGAGACCCAGAGTGCATAAAAGAGATCACGTGCACGCTCCTCCTCAGAGCCTGTGTTCTTCTTCATCTCCAGAAAGTCCTCAATGTCCGCGTGCCAGGGCTCCAAATACATGGCAAAGGAACCATTGCGCTTACCACCCCCATTATGAACGAACCCTACGCCCTTGATAAGATAATCGTGTGTACCTTGAACTTCCAGATCATAGAGCGTCGTTTCAGAAACCTCATCTGTCGTAATTTCTTCAATTGTCGTATAGCCGGTTGGTGTTTGAACCTTGGAACTAATGCGAAGTTTTTCAACCTCTACATAATCAGAACCCCCATCTTGGAGTGCCAGGAACGGATGTTTCGGTGTGACGCGAATTCGAACACCTGTGTCAAAGCGAATGTTGTAAATTGTCCCTGAATAAACATGCTCAACACGTTTTACCACTTTCTGATATTTGTTCTTGTCAGATACAATGGGTTCAACATAATGCTTGCCAGATTCTTCGACACTCTCTGTCGTACCGCTTGTAAGGACTTCATCATCCGCCTCAATGTCAACAATTCGCTTAGCACCCATACGAGTTTCAACAAGTGTATCGGGATGAAAGCATTGGTCAACGTACCGCGCCGTGTTATTAAAGACGCGCAGCATCGGCACAAGTCCATTGCTAACACCACCCGTGCCCTTGATCATGCTGCCCTTTGCACGAACATTACTGATATGAAGCCCAATGCCGCCGCCAAACTGGCTGATGAGTGCACAATCCTCCAGCGTCTTGTAAATTCCTTTGATCGAGTCATCGTTCATAGCCAGAAGGAAACATGATGAGAGCTGAGGACGCTTCGTACCCGCGTTAAACAGCGTCGGCGTCGCGTGCGTATAAAACTTCTTGCTCATCAGATCGTACGTGACAAAGGCCTGCGTCAGATCGTGCTTCCAAAGACCGAGCGCTACACGCATCCACATATGCTGCGGCCGCTCCACAACACGTCGTGTGCTGTCGCGCAGCAGATACGCCTTCTCCAGCGTCTTGAATCCAAAGAAATCCAGTTCAAAATCCCGATTGTAATCAATATACGACTCAATAAGCTCGGCATTTTCGTAAACAACACGAATCAGATCCGGGTCTACAAGGCTGGCAGGGGCGCCGGTTCGATCCTTCACTTCCGACAGAATGTCAAGGCACTCTTTGAATGTCTTGGGCGTGTTCTTCTGATGATTGCTAATCGCAATGCGTGCAGCAAGGACGCCATAATCGGGATGCGTTGTCGTCCAAGAATAAGCAAGGTTCGCAGTAATGTTATCCAACTCAGTCGTTGTAATCCCGTCTACAAGACGCGTAAGAACTCCCTGCGCGACCTTTGTCGCGTTCACATGAAGTCCTTCGGCAGATTTTACGATACGCTGCTGTACCTTTTCAAACGCGACATCCTCCGTGCGACCATCCCGCTTTACGACTTGCATGTTCTGATCCATAGTGCTGAAATTGCTTTGATAGCCTTCCGCGCCGCCATGCATCAATTTTTATATCAATCTAAAGCAAATGAAGAATCTTGCCCTTCTTACAGGTGTCATAGTGGTGATCGGCTTGCTTTATCTTTACCGCCGCTTCAAGGTTGAAGGATTTGTGAATTTGAATGTATCGCCGTCGCTGTTTGTGGCATCTGTGCCGCCGTCGGGTGCCGACGATGTTTCGGATCTGAGTCCTGGAGCAGCCATGAGTCCAGATACGGAAAAAATCATTGAAAGTGCGGCGCTTCCTGCGATGCCTATGGCAGAAGCCGAAGCCAATTGGGGCAAAATGAATTCACAGACATGTTATAAATCCGATATTGGCGAATCATTGAAGCTAACCCGGAATTACTTACAGCGCACAAACAACTATGAGCACAAGCATCCCGATGATTGCTCGGCACCGAATCATGAATTTGTTGGTACCTTTTACACGCCGTTTGATGGCGTCGGTCGCATTCCCGATTGCGGAACCAATTACCCACCTTCTACGCAGTGCGGCGGTGAGTCTAAATTTGCTATTTAGAGACACGATTTTAGCATGTTCAAGAAAGATGACGGAAACTCCATCTTATTTCTTGGTTCGTTATTCAAGCCGTCTTCGCAGCGTCGGGTTTACTGCATATGCTGCAGGAACTATGCTACTGAGGATTCCAGATTTAGCCCAATGTCGCATAATTCGGATGTTCCCATATCCGAGTGTTGACTTGACACCTCGTCTTTCCATGCTTCAACGCCGCTGGAGACAGCGGTTAGCACAACGGCGTTGGTTTGGTCATCCTCTTCGTCTGCTAGCACGAGAACGTGAGGGTCGGTTTCCTCCGTTGCCTCTTCGTCGTTCTCTTCCTCTTCCTCATCATCGTCCGCTACAAACACTGGAAGATTCTTCGGTTTGAAACGTTCATCACGTCGCGCTTCCTCTACATCGCGCCAAAAGGATTCATATGCAGGCTGACCCACTTTCGCCCACCACCGGCGATTCCGCAACACCGATTGATGTTGGTAATCTTTCACCCACCACGTAATCGTTTCAAGCACGCGATCTTCCGTATCCGGTGTCCATTCCTCTGCTTCCACGATTCCGTCAGCTGTAGCAGGAAACAAGGGGCTGTATTCATATCGCAAAGATGATGGAAGCGGAAGTGTTTCGTCTATATCTCCAATATCTCCAACAGAGGGGTTCTGAACGCATGGGTCATTTGATACAACAAACACTTTGCCAATCCATGGCAACTTAGAGCGAAGCAACAGATCTTTTGTTGGAGATGCAGAAGATCCAAGGCACACCTCAAAGTACTCCACGGCATCCACGTCGCATACCTCCGCCTGAAGTTGCATTTGAATCCAATAGCGCATAGGAATCGTATTATCCAGTTCCCGTGTTATAGGGCACTTTAACTCCACAAGGCGGCCGCATCGGGATCCACGCGTGATCAACCCGTCTGGACTGGCTCCAAGCCGCGGCAACGTCGGATGCCGAACGCGACCTAGGCCATCGTATACGTTTCCTACACCATCTGCAAAACAGGCGGCGAACAAATCGCGCGCTACAGGCTCAAAACGCCACCCCCATTTAAAGGGAGACAACCCTTCAGGTGGTGTTACAAATGTAATTTGCGATTCGTACAATTCTTCGCCTTCGTTTATAACAAGTTGTTTCGCACACTTTTTCGCTAACGCGTTTATATATTCTGCAGGACCGCCGCCAATCACGGCGCCAAATTCGTGACCCGACAACATTTCACGACTTTCGGCATGCCAAGCAGCCGATTTTTGCGGCGTCTGTGGCGCAGTTGGTAGCCGCTCTACAACATCTGGTCGCGGCACAATAGTTCTCTGTGCTAATTGTTTTTGAAGTAGGAAATACTCGTAATAAAGACCCCGTAAAATGAGAATCGCGTCATTTCGTGCTTGCGCCGTATGAAACGCATGTGTCAGAAACATATGTGTCGCACCCCGCATTTCGTTTTCCATCCATTCGGCTAAATCATATTCATCTTCAAGAGTGGGCGGATCGCAATCCACCCAATCTTGAAACCAAGCAACGCATGCCGAATAGACCATAGTTCTTGCTATTGCTCTACTTTCAGCGTATATTTCTTCTTCCATGCGTTTTTATATTTCGTCAACAGGAGCTACATGCTTCTTCGTCTGCCGCCCAACATCAATTTTGAAAACGGCAGGAATACTAGGATCCCCTGTCCGAATGATTTTAAGGCCTTTAATGGACTGAATCATGCCCACTTCGTACGTAATTTGCGCTTTCGTATTGAGTTGTTTTCCATCATTTGCTCTCACGAGAAATTGGTACAGCGCATTTTTTTCATCTGTGCTGAGGCCAGGATATGCTTCTGCATAACCACGGAATTTCTGAAGACGCATGCCACGATCTAGTCGCAGCCATGGCTTGGTCATGAGCGCCGCCGCCGATTCGGCTTCAAAAAAAGACCCAATGCTTTTTTCAAGACTGGCAGGTGCTGCTGCCGCCGCCGTTGCCGTTACTGCTGTTGCCGCTGTTGCTGCTGCAGCAGCCAGTGCGCCCGATAAATCCGTCAGTGGCCGAAAAGGAGATGGCGCCCGTTTCGCAGTATTGCGTCGTGTTGTGTTGACTCGAAACATTTTTGCCTATCCTACAGAATTCTATATGCTACACGTTTAGACCCGTATTGTTTTTCACGTACGATTTGCTGTGTGGCTGGCCAGTAAATGCGTAGCTAATGAAACAAACGAATCCTATGGAAAAGTAGGAATGGATCCTTCACAACAAAGATGGGCTGAATTTGAGAGGAGTCGCGCTGATGTTGGAGTTCCGGCCATGTACGATCCTACTGCCATGGCGCCTGTATGTGGTGGATTGCGTGTTCGACGTGAATATGTCGCACGCGATGCGATCAATTCGCGTGCTTGGGATTTTTTCCATGCAACACCGCCGACCCAGACGGCGTCTGCAAATATGATATCACAGGCACGCGATGGTCGCGGTCTTGTGTATATGGATATGAATCCTATTAATTCACGAACAAATGGCGTCAAGTATCGTCTTCAACCCGAATACATTCCGGATCCGACACGAAGTGCGACTACAAACGCCGATTTAGGCGTCCCGCCGCCTGCGACTGCTACACGCCTGCCGCCGCTGCAGTTTTCTGCAAACGAATATACGCAACGCTTGGACGCCAAGGGTGACTATTCGCGCAATATGGTGCGCGAAATGCGATCGGCCGTTACAGAAGACAATCGCGAACGCCAAGTGGATGCCGATCGTGCCTTGGCTGCACGGCAATTCTATGACCGCTGGATGCCGGCTGTAACTGCAACAGACGCTGCCTCCCTACAGGCATATGAATTGCTGAAACCGAAGCGCGATGACTGGCGAGATGCATGGGCAGGCGAGGATTTGCCTTAGCCATCTAACAAAAACTCACCATCACATCGCATTCGTGAACGTTCGCCTTCTTCATGGCCGATGTCGTCAGTTCACACCGCTTCTTCCGCGGGGTCTTGCTGCTGCCGCCAGACGTCGTGGAATCCACGACTGAAAGTGTCTCTGTGGTCGCAATAGATCCATCTGCCCCGTCGTCCTCGGCGGAAGCAGATGCAGCACTTGCGCCCGTTGTACCACGACTGCTCGCAGTCGTATTACTGCGGCTATAATGCTCCTTGAGCGTCGAATTCATATCCTTTTCAATTGTCTCCTTATTGGCAAGAACAAACTCCAAGATGTTCTTTTCAAGAAACCACCTGAAGAAATTCAGTTGTCCCACCGTCGTTACAAATTGCTCCATACCCCGCGCCTGAAACAAAATGCGCTCGCGGCGACAAAAAGGATCAAATAACTTTTTGGAATATGCATTGAGTTCCCGCTTGTAATTAAAATAAACCAAAAAATGCTTGCCAGAGGTTGGAAAACTCGTATTCATCTTCTTGGCATAATTGGTCACAAAATAATCCACAAGGCGCAGACTTACAGGCGAAGTACCCTGTAGGATTGGCAGCAGTTTTTCCAGATTGCCCGGCGCATTGTAAAATTCCTGAAGCCAACTCACAACCTGATCTTGTTTACACTGAACACGATTCTTGATCGTGACCGCACGACGCTCAAGAGTCGGAAATGACACGACAGGTACAGATACAGGAGACAGAACGTCCGTTGCCATTTGAGTTATTCTATGTGCTAAAAAAGGTTCCCATTTTAAGTAGTGAACGTATTCCATGGCATCGTCCGTGAAACTTTCAAACCGCACTTTTCAAATCGGATTTAGCGACGATGATAACACGCGTCGAAATCTTTTTTTTCGTGAAGGCTCTGAATCATCACAATTAACCGATCAGGAACAAGAACTTTTGGACGCGATCGGCATTGACGAAATAATGGCTGAATCTTTGAAGCCCTATTTAGCCGATTTTTTCAAATCGCTTCAAAAATGTAATAATGACACCTCTCTTGTACTCAACACAGATTGTGAATTGCCCTATTTTATTTTGTGGTCGGTCTTATTTTATAATCAAAAAGAAACCGAAACGCGTCTTGCTCTTGATCAGGCACAGCATAAACCTATCACAGATTTGGGTGATGCTATGCTGGACGAACTCTTAAGCGAACTTTCGATAAGCAGTGCTGGCTCTGCTGCATCGGATCCTTTTCAAACCATTTTTACACTCATGGTTTCCGACTCTGCTGCCAAACAAACCCGGGGCGATCCTTTTCAAACCATATTTACACTTTTAGTCTAGACCTAGACCGCCGATCATTTCAAACCGGCTCAACTCGTCGATGGGTCATACCAAAACACGGCAGATTTGCTCGGCAAAGCATTGCAAACTGCTATTTTGAAATGCCCATTGGTCTACACAAAATAGCACATTCGTCTTATTCAAAAAAACGAATGCGCTTCATGATTCACACTTTTAATTGCGCGAAAAAGTAGAGGAATGTCAACAACGACAACTGGATTTCGGCGGCCAAATTCGTTGTTTGGGCAGGTGATTGATCCTGCACAAGCCGAAGTGCGTCTTACATCTCCCACAGGGTATGTGGCGGGTGATGTGGAATTGCTAAAACTTTTAGGCATTTTACGGCCCAACGCCGCTGGCCAACTTGTTGTGTCGCGCGATATGAAATTGGTAAAGGACGACATAGTCGAGTTATTAAACTGGATTGCGGGCGGAAAAAAACACCCTCTTCCCGTCGCCTTTACCAAAATTCTGTGCGTACGTCGAGCCCAACTTGAAAATGCCATTAAATTAACAACCACGTCCAATTCTTTGCGCACTGCGCATCGTCGCCACATTATGGAAATTGATGGACTTTTGAAACAGAACAACATGATGTGTGAAACCATTGAATCTGGAAAAAGCGTTCGTGGTGGCACGACAATCGTATCAGGTGGCACAGAAGGAACAAGACGCACAGGCGGTACTGGATACACAACAATTGTCAATTGTGACCAGTCTGCCGTTATAACGCTTCTTGAATCAATTCAACGTACACTGAACGAAATGCGTCGTTTAGCTCCTGCTTCTCCTGCTGCTCTTGCTGCTCCTGCTACTCCTGCTACGAATTCTGCCGCTGCTATCGCACAACTTCAGCAGCATATTAATCATTTGACGACGATGGTGAGCGATGGCTTTATCGATACAGCACAATCGTCTGCAGATTTATCTGCCATGCTTAGCCAATTGGCATCTGCTATTGCGAGTCTACCGGCAGGATCCGAACGCGATTTCTTACAAGCGCGTGTTCCTACTGCTGCTGGAAGTGAATCTCCGAAGGACCTTCTTCAACGTCTTCGTCAATTGGAACAAAGTGTTCCGCCGGAAAAACAAGAACATGCTGCTATTCTT